TGCCTGACCATCACACCAACCAACACGTGAACGATCAACGTCGATCAGCTAACCACGAAGATCGAACACGCCTTGAACCAGCCCCAGCGTCAGCCCAGACAGGGCAGGGCAGGGCAGAGGGACCAGGGGGGCACCCCCGGCACGGGAAACGATCAAGCGGCTCCTGACCCGTCCCCCTTGCGCCTTTTTTCGCTGGTACCACCAGCCCGGATTTGCCCGCGAGAAGGAGCTTGCAGGCTGATCTACCCTGAAAGCCAGCGTCCTGATGAGGGAAGGTCATGATGGCGTATACGGGGATCGGCATCGACGGGACGGTGGTGTGCGATCAGTGCGGATGCCTGGTCGCTGATGGCTGGCAGAAAGAACACAACGGCCAGCACCCGCATCCGTATGACCCTGACTTGCAGGTCGGACCTACGTCGCATAAGGAACCGCGTGGCTGTCTGATGTGTCGCCTACCCGAAGACGCGGCCGTTCACCAGTAGCCCCCGCTGGGGCGTCACACCTCTCAATCTGCGTCCACTGAGGGAGGTGCTGTATGCCCCGAGCGAAGAAGACGGCCGGTACGGCGATCGACAAGCGGAACGGGCAGCAGGTCCTCGGTGTGGTGGCCGGGCTGAAGGTGGAGAAGTTCACGGCGCCGCGCGGACTGTCGAAGCCTGCGAAGGCTGCGTGGGATGACTTCTGGGAGGACCGGCCGGCTCACCTGGTGACGCCCGCGGCCAAGGTGGTGCTGCTGCGGTGGATCGACGCGCTGGACCGGTATCTGCGGACGATCGCGGAGGCCGACACTCAGCCGCTCGTGACCGGGTCGCAGGGCCAAGAGGTGATCAACCCGCTGTACAAGGTCGCCGAGCAGGCGATGGCCACCGTGCGGGACTGTGAGAAGCAGCTCGGCATCGGCGGTCTGAACGCTGCCTCGCTGGGCCTGGCCGCGATCAGTGAGCAGCGGTCGCTCGCGCAGATGAACGCCCGCTACAGCGAGCCGGGCGAGGTCGAGGAGGATGACGAGCCGGACCCCCGTGAGCAGGGTCTGCGGATCGTGGGCGAGGTCGTCGATGACTGAGCAGGCGTGTACGGCGTGCGGGTGGGCGCCCATGCGCGGGGAGTTGTGGCCGTCGCTCGGCGGGGTGGCTGTGCGGTGGATCCAGGACAACCTGATCTTCCCTGAGGGGGACACGTTCGGGCAGCCGTTCAAGCTCCGCCAGGACCAGAAGGAGTTCCTGTACCGCTGGTACGAGTTCTGCCCCGGCTGCGATCAGTGGCACTACGACGAGGGCGTGCGAGGCGCTGCGACCGGCGACGGTAAGACCACGTTTATCGCCGCTATCGCGCTGCTGGAGTTCGCCGGCCCGCCGCAGATCGCGCCCGTCTCCCCGATCATCAACATCGCCGCCGCCTCGTACGAGCAGGCTGACGAGTTGTTCGCCAAGGCCGGGCAGATGGTCGGCGGCCGGGACGACGAGATCCCCGAGGCTCCGCTGTGCGGGTTCTTCGCCGTCTACGAGAAGGTGATCCAGTTCCGTGACGGCAGGCCGGGCGAGATCCGGCGGGTCGCCGCGGTGGCGGGCACGAACGAGGGCGGTATCCCGCACCTGTTCATCTGTGACGAGGTCCACGAGTGGGGCGACGTCGGCTCGAACAAGGCGCGCGTGCACACGGTCATTTCCAAGTCGACGAAGAAGCGCATGACGGCCCGCGGCTCTGGCCGGGTGCTGAACCTCAGCACGGCCGGGTTCGACGTGGACCATTCGCTGCTGGGCGCCATGTACAAGCGCGGCCTGCGGGTGCTGAAGAACCCGGCGCTGGCGCCGCGGCTGTACTTCGACTGGCAGGAAGCCCCCGAGGACCTCGACTATGAGGATCCCGAGCAGCGCGCCGTCGCCGTACGGGCTGCGTCGAAGGCGGCCGGGGTGCTGTGGAACGTCGCCGACCGCGTCAACGACTGGGGCCGCCCGTCGATGCCGCGGCATGAGTGGCTGCGCTACTACGCGAACCGCTGGGTGGACATCGCTGAGGATTCCTGGCTGAAGGACTATCCGGGCGCGTGGGACAAGTGCGCCGGAGATGCCTCGATCCCGCACAAGGCTGAGGTCAAGGTTGCCGTCGACATGGCGCTGCGCCGTGACTCGGTGGCGGTGCTGGTCGGCTGGGAGCGCCCTGACGGCAAGGTCGCGGTCAAGGCGAAGATCTGGAACCCGGACGGCACGGGAAAGATCGACCATCAGGCGGTGGTGGATCACATCCGGCACGACCTGGCCACCGAGTACACGGTGGTGGAGGTCACCTACGACCCGCGGTTCTTCGAGGTGCCCGCCCGCATGCTCGAAGACGAGGGCTTCAACATGGTGGAGTTCCCGCAGTCGCCGGAGCGGATGGCGCCAGCGTGCGGTCATGCGCTGGAGATGATCGTGGGCGGCGTTGTCGTCCACGACGGAGACCCGGACCTGGGCGCGCACGTGAAGTCTGCCGCCATGAGGCCCGGTGAGCGCGGCTTCACCCTTTCCAAGGGCAAGTCCAAGCGGAAGATCGACGGCTGTATCGCCATGGTGATTGCCCTGTGGCGGATCGCCGCCCCTGAACCAGAAGAGCAACCATTCGAGCCGTTCGCGGTGTGGGCCTGAGGAGGGGCGATGGCGTTGACGATGCCGCTGGAGCGGATCACCAGCGAGGCGCGGCGGATCGACCTTCGCAAGGGCGCGCTTGCCCTGCTGCGCCTCGTGGGCACTCTCATCCTGTCGATTCCGTATGGGATCGCCTGGGGTCTCCGGATCGTCGTCCTGGGCCTCACAATGCTGTGGGCTGCCGCGGTGACCGGTTGGCGCGACGCGGGACATCGGCGGCGTGAAGGCGGTTCTGAGACCCGATGAGCCTTCTTCAGAGGGTCGCGGCGGAGGCTCGCGGCCGGCGCCAGCGTGCCCAGACGGACGGGCGGAAGGCGTGGTCTGAGCCGAACTTCTGGGACCTCGATCGGCTGAGGTACCCGTTCCTCGGCTCGTCGTCGCTGGGCTCCGAGCGAGAGCAGATCGAGAACGACTTCGAGGGCTACGTCCAGAGCATCTACAAGGGCGATGGGCCGATCTTCGCGCTCATGATGGTCCGCCAGCTGGTGTTCTCAGAGGCCAGGTTCCAGTTTCGGCGGATCACTCGCGGACGGCCCGGCGACCTCTTCGGCGACAAGGCCCTGTCGATCCTGGAGAAGCCGTGGACGAACGGCACGACGGGCGACCTGCTTAGCAGGATGATTCAGGACGTCGACCTGGCCGGGAACGCGTTCATCGCCCGCGTGCCGGGGACGGATCGATTGCGCCGGCTCCGGCCGGACTGGGTCACGATCGTCAGCAGGTCCAGGTCCGAGCCGACGCTGTACGGCGCCGCGCTGGACGCCGAGCTGCTCGGCTACTACTACTCGCCGCGGGCGCCAGGTGCGGCGACGGACACATTGCTGCTGCCGTCGCAGGTGGCGCACTTCGCGCCGATCCCGGACCCGACCGCGCACTGGCGAGGCATGTCCTGGTTGACGCCCGTGCTGCGGGAGATCAGCTCGGACCTGGCGGCCACGCGCCACAAACTCTCCTTTTTCGAGCACGGCGCGACGCCTTCCCTTGCTGTGCGCCTGGACGCCTCGGTGACGCCAGAGATGTTCCAGCGCTTCAAGGCGCTCATGGACGAGAACCACGCCGGCGCCGACAACGCGTACAAGACCTTGTACTTGGGCGGCGGGGCGGACATCACGCCGCTGACCATGGACCTGCGCCAGCTCGACTTCAAGAACACGCAAGGCGCGGGGGAGAGCCGCCTGGCGGCCGCGGCCGGAGTGCCTTCGACCATCGTCGGGTTCAGCGAGGGACTCCAAGGCAGCTCACTCAACGCGGGAAACTACGGCAGCGCGAGGCGCCGATTCGCGGACGCGACGATGCGGCCACTGTGGCGCAACGTGGCCGGCTCGCTGGCCTCGCTGATCGAGGTGCCAGGCAACGCCGAGCTGTGGTTCGACGACCGCGACATTGCCTTCCTCCGCGACGACCGCAAGGACTCGGCGGAGATCCAGCAGGCCAAGGCTGCGGCGATCCGCCAGCTCGTCGACGCCGGCTACGAGCCGAAGAGCGTGGTCGCCGCGATCGAAGCCGAGGACATGACCCTCCTGACCCATACGGGTCTCTACAGCGTGCAGCTGCAGCCACCCGGCAAGACGGCCACACCGAGCGGGCCTACGCCGCCCGATGACCCGTCCGGACCCGATCCGGCAGAGGAGTAGTGATGGATACCAAGGGACTCCACGTCGAGATCAAGGACGAATCCAAGGGCCTGGTCCGCGCGGTCTTTTCTACCTTCAACAAGATCGACAGCCATCGAGACGTGACGCTGCCCGGCGCATTCGAAGACGGCGCTGAGGTGCCGATCAGTTCTTACGGGCACACGTCATGGGATGGTGCCCTCCCAGTCGGTAAGGGCACCATCCGGCAGACCTCAAAGGAAGCGATCTTCGAGGGTCAGTTCTTCATGGACACGACCCACGGCGCCGACACCTTCCGGACCGTCAAGGCCCTGGGGGCGCTGGGGCAATGGTCGTACGGATACGACGCGCTGGAGTACTCCTTCGGCGAGCATGACGGCCAGGACGTGCGCTTTCTCAGCAAGCTCAAGACGCACGAGGTGTCACCGGTCCTGCTGGGTGCCGGGGTCGGCACGCGGACCCTGGCCACGAAGTCCGGGCCGGCGGCAGTGAAGACGGGGCGGCCGATCGCGCCGCACGAGTGCGAGGTCACGTCGAGGTCGTGGGACGGCGCGAAAACGCTGGCCGGCCTCGGTGAGGATCTGCGCCCGTCGGAGCTCCGTACGGTGTTCGCCTGGCAGGACGCCGGCGCGGACCCGGAGCTGAAGAGCTCCTACAAGCTGGCTCACCACCATGGCGTGGGCGGGCCGGCGAACACGAGGGCGTGCCTGATGGGCATCGCCCTGATCAACGAAGGCAAGGCGGGTGTCCCGGACGATGACCGCCAGGCCGTCTATGACCACCTCGCCGCGCACCTGCGGGATGCGGAGGTCGAGGTTCCGGAGCTGAAGGCCGATGCCGGTGGTTCCATGAAGTTCCACGAGGAAGGGCACTTGGTCATAGCCAGGCTCTCCTCCTACATCGATCGCGCTTCGGAAGTCCTAGCTCTCCGCGCGCGCAAGGGCAGGACGGGGCTCGCCCCGTCGTCGGCTGAGCTCCTGGGCTGGGTCGATGACGAGCTGCGACGCCTGAAGGGCCTGCTCTCCACGCCCACGGGGCCCGAGGACCCGACCGAGGCCGACATCGCCTCACTGGTCGCCAGGTCTATCGCCCAACTGCAGAACCTGTGAGGAGATCATGAGTATCGACGCGCCCGACAGGGTCATCGAGTTCCCCGCGCTGAAGGAAGCGCAAGAGGCGCTCGACGCGAAGCGCAAGAGCCTGAAGGACATCTTCGACGAGGCTGGCCCCGAGTACGACATGAGCAAGGTGAAGTCCATCAAGGGCGACACCGCGGCCAAGGTCGACGCGATCCGCCAGCTCAATGAGGAGCTCACCGAGCGCAAGGCCAAGGTCGATGAGCTGATGGTTCTGGCCCGCGCTGCTGGTGCCGCCAAGGAGGCGGAGCAGGTAGAGCGCGGCGATCGGGACGTCAGAGATGACGGCCGCCGGCCGCAGACGAAGGACGGGCGGGAGCGGTCCTTCGGCGAGTCGTTCATGGCTAGCCAGGCGGTCAAGGGCTACGTGCGTGGTAGCGGCAGCGGCCCGCAGGCCACGGTCGACGTGTCCCTGAAGACGCTGCTGACCACGGGCGGATATGCGCCGGAGACGACGCGCACGGGCCGGATCGAGGAGTTCCCGACGAGGCCGGCTCCGCACATCGCGAACATGATCCCGCAGACCAGCACCAGTCAGGCTGCGGTGGTCTACATGGAAGAGACGATCTTCAACAACACCGCTGCCGAGGTCTTCGAGGGTGAGCAGTTCCCCGAGGCCCAGCTCAAGCTGGAAGAGAAGACCGTCCCCGTCCGCAAGATCGCCGTCTATCTGCCGGTGACCGACGAGACGTTCGAAGACGTGCCGCGCGCCGAGTCCTACGTCAACAACAGGCTGCCATTCATGCTCCGACAGAGGCTCGACCTGCAGATCCTCCGCGGGAACGGCACCGCCCCCAACCTTCTGGGCACCGAGAACGTGCCGGGCATCATCTCGCAGCCCAAGGGCGCCGATCCGACGATGGACGCCCTGTACAAGGCGATGAACCGCATCAGAACGGAGGGCTTCGCCGAGCCCAACGTCATCTTCATGTCGCCGCTGAAGTGGGAGTCCATCCGGCTGCTCAGAACCGCGGACGGCGTCTACATCTGGGGCCACCCCAGCCAGGTCGGCCCGGCGACGGTCTGGGGCCTGCCGGTCGTGGAGACCACCGCCGCCCCGCCCACCAAAGCGCTGATGGGCGACTACGCCAACTTCTCCGAACTGGCGATCCGGCGCGGCATCGACGTGCAGATCTCCAACTCACACGCGGACTACTTCATCAACGGCAAGCTCGCCGTGAGGGCCGATGTCCGCGTCGCCGTCGTCCACTACCGGCCGACGGCGTTTGCCGAGGTGACGGGGCTGGTCTGACGACCGGTCCGGCACCAGCACATCAGCTCGAAGGGGAGGGCTCGGCGCTCTCCCCTTCTGCATGAGGAGGATGTAAATGCCTTACAAGGGTGGATACCCGCGGGCGACGGACTGGCGGGTCGTGCGCGGCCGGTACGACTTCGCCGTGGACGGCGGCGCGGTCGGCGACATCGACCTGACGCTGGACGCGCAGATCCCGGCCAACTCGGTGATCCTCGGCGGGTTCGTCGAGGTCGACACGGCGGTGACGAGCGGCGGCGCCGCCACGGTGGCGGTCAAGGTCGAGGGCGCCGGCGACATCGTCGCTGCCGCGGCCGTGTCCGGCGCGCCCTGGTCGACGACGGGCCGCAAGTCGGTGGTGCCGGTCTTCACCGGCGCGACCACTGTCAAGACCACGGCCGCAAGGAAAATCCAGGCGACTGTGGCCACGGCGGCGCTCACCGCCGGCGTGTTCGACGTCGTGCTGTTCTTCATTCAGCTGCCGGACGCGTAAGGGGGTCGGCATGGCGATCATCGAGGGTGTGACTCCGCGCCCGGGTGCGGTGCGGGTGCTGGCGGCCAACGCCACCGTGACGCTGGCTCGGGACGACGGCACGCTGATCCTGTCGTCCACGAACGCGTCGGCGAAGCCGGTGACGATGACGGCGACGCAGGCCGGTCACATGGTGACGGTGTGCCTGCGCACGTTGTCGTCGACCGGCTCGTACACGCTGGCCGTGAGCGGCGGGACGGTCACGCTGGACGCGGCGGGTGAGGGCTGTCTGCTCGCCTACGACGGCAGCGCCTGGCAATTGGCCGGGCTGACCGGAGGGGCGACAGTCGCATGAGCCGGGTGACCATCAAGCAGCGGATGTACCTCACCGAGGACAAGAGCAGGGCCGTGCCCGAGGGCGATCCGGAGGCGCGGCACTTGCTGTGCGCGGCGGGCGGCGAGGTGTCGCGCGCGGACGCGGAGCGGTACGGCCTCCTGGACGAGCCCAAGCCGGAGCCGGAGCCGGAGGAGAAGGCCGCGGCCACGCCGGCGAACAAGGCGCGCGGGCGGGCGGCGAACAAGTAGTGGCCGGCCTTCTGCTCGAGCGGCGCTGGCACTGCACCCGGTGCACGAGCGCCGCCGTGACTCGGGACGGTTCGACGCCGATGCACCCGTGCAAGGGCATGGCGGGGCTGATGGTACCGCTGACGCCGGAGGGCGTGGCGTGTGATGTGCGGGCGGTCGAGCGGGAGGACTACGTGGGCAAGGAGCTCGTGCAGACGGACGGCAACGGGCGGCCGGTGATGTCGGTGGTCATCGAGCGTGAGGACGGCCGCGACTGCACGGTGTACGCGCCGACGGCGACGGCCACACGGGAGGAGGTCCTCGGTGGATGAGAAGCAGGAGAAGAAGCTCCGGTCCGCGGCCGTGCAGGAGCGGCGCATGGCGGATCTGGCGGTGGACGCGGTGCGGCGGGCTGAGGCCAAGCTGGACCGCTTCCGGGCGACCTGGGATGCCGAGCGCGAGGCGACGGAGCGCGGGCTGGTGGATGCCGTGACCGAGGCGGAGCGCCAGGCGGCCGAGGCCGACGGGCGCGCGGTGGCGGCTGAACGAAAAGTTGTCGAGGCCGGGCTGGAGCCGGGCGCGAGCGCAGGCCATCAGGTTTCAGCGCAGGCTGGTGTGGCTGCGGGCGAGAGCGTGGTGTGACCGATGGCGTGGACCAACAGCAAGATCTTCCGACCGCTGCTGACTGACTTCTTTGTCCGTACGGGCAGTTTCGCGGTCGATCTGGACGGCGACTCGTTCAAGACGGCCCTCTACGACAACGACATCACGCCCGACAACGACGTCACAGCGGCCAACTCCGCCTACAACGTCGGCCAGTGGGTGACCACGGGTAACGAGGTGTTCGAGGCCGGCCAGTGGGCGCAGGGTGGCGTGACGCTCACCGGCGTGACGCTCAACAGCGGCACAGCGGACGTCATCTTCTGGGACGCCAACGACCCGACCTCGGGCACGGCCGCAGACCTGGCCAACGTGTATGGCACGCTCACCTACGACGACACCGTGACGGCGCCGGTCGCTGACCAGGGCGTCTGCTACAACTATCTGGGCGGCGCTAACTCTGTGACGGGTGGCCAGTTCACGGTGGTGTGGCACGCCAACGGTATCTGGCGCATCACCCTGTAGATGCCCGTCGCGCTGAAGTACGTCCGCCGCTTCAACCGGCAGAGCCTCGCCGAGGGCCAGCGTGCGGCGCCGGGGACGGTCGGCTTTCTCGGTGATGAGGCAGCGCTGACGGTCTACAACGTGGGGGATCCGCTTCCGTCGGGCGCAGTGTGGGACACCGGGACGTTCCGGGTGAACGCCAGCAACTTCGTGCTGGAGCGCTTCCGGATCAACGCAGAGGTCGTCTGCTACGGCGCCAACGCGACGTTTCGGCAGGGCGTGATCCAGTGCGGGCCGGGGACGACGTTCGGGATCACGGTCAACGGCGCGGGCCTCGGCACGCTGACCGTCGAGGACGTGACGGTGCGGCGGGTGCCCGCGGCCACGTTCGGGGACGTCCAGACCAACGGCATCTCCAGTGACAGCTTCCTGGTGGCGCGCCGTTGCGACGTGTCGGGCACGGGCGATGGCATCCACGTGGTGGCTGGCGGCGGGTCTCTGATCTCGCAGTGCTGCATCCACGATCTCGCGTTCGTCGATCCTGAGCAGCATCTCGATCCCGTGCAGGTCTTCTCCGGCGCGGGTGGCGCGATCACGGTCGAGCACTGCTGGATCGGCCCGGCGTTCTCGGCCGGTGGCACGCCGCCGAACTCGTCGATCACGTGTGGATTCGCGACGAACTCCGGCCCGCTGATCACACCGACGATCGTCAACAACTACCTCGCGAGCGGCTTGTACCACCTGCGGATCGGCTACCGGGTGTCCGGCGCGGTGGTGACCGGCAACGACCTCGGCGAGCTCTCGCCTGGCGAGTTCGGTCTGGTCAGCGTGACCGAGCCGGGCAGCGTAGCCACCTGGTTCGGGAACCGCGACGGCGGCGGCTCGACGATCCCGCAGCCGTAGGGAGGCTCCGTGACCACGATCCGCAGCGTCACGGTCCAGACCAACAACGGCAGCTCGCCGACGACCACCGTTGTGACGCCGTCGGATGCGACGGCCGCGCAGGTCGGCGATGTGCTGCTGGTGATCCATGGCAACGACTTCTATCCGGCGGCGAACATGCCGACGCCGACCGTGTCGCCAGGCTCGCCCACGCTCACCCCCGTGCCGAACGGCGCGGCCGACTCGGGCGACACTGGTGCGCACATCAAGAGCTACACCGCCACCGTCGCCACTGCGGGTGCGCAGACGGTGTCCGTCACCGAGACGGGGAGCGCCGACGAGGAGAAAGCCCTCGTCGTCTACGTGCTCGCCGGGGCCGACGCTGTGAACCCGATCGATGACGCGGCGGCAACCTTCGGTACGTCGGCGACGCCTCAGCCCGCCCCGTCGGTGTCTCCGTCCACGTCGGATGCGCTGCTGATCTGCCACAACAACAGCGGCGGCGGCGCCAGCACGGCGAGCTACATCACGCCGGGCGGCATGGTCGAGCAATACGAGATCCACGTCGGCGGACTGTCGGGCGTGGGCGCGACCGAGCAACTGGTGGTGTCCGGAGCGACCGGCACCCGCACGTTCACCGCCGCGTCCAGCGTCCAGTGGGCCGCAGTCTCCATCGCGATCCGGTCGGCGGCGACAGGTGGCGGCACGACAGCCAACGCTTCGGCGGCCACCGCGACGGCTGCGGGCAACGACGCTGCGGCGGCGGTCGCCCCGGGCGCCCAGGCGGCCACGGCTCTCGCTGAGGCGCTGTTCGACCCGGGTACGTCCGTCAGCGTCGAGCTTGTGGCTGACGCGCCGATCGAGATTCAGGCTACCGCCCACGATGTGACCGCGACGGTGGCGCCGTCACCCGCGGGCGCGCTGGTTACGGCGGTCGCGGCGGACCCGTCGGCGGTGTTGGCGGCGTCGGCCGGGCTGGCGTCCGGCACGGCGGCGGCTCAGGACGCGACGGTGACCACCGCCACGGGCACGACCGCGCTGGCGGAGGTGGCCGCGGCCTCTGGCACGGCGCTCGACGCGGGCGCGGCCGTGGTCGCGTCGGCTGGGACGGCCACGGGCTCGGCGGTCGGGCTGGACGCTGCCGCACAGGTCTCGGTGGTCGCGGTGGCGCAGGTCGCTACGGCGTCCACGGCGGCCGCCGATCCGGCGGCGGCCATAGCTCCCGGCGCGGTGGTGGCCGGGGCGGTAGCGGCGGGCCAGGACGCGACTGGTCCGGGTGAGCCGGTGCCTCAGGTGAGCGTGGGCGGGATGCGGTCGCGCGTGCGGCGCGGCCCAGAGATGGCGGGCGGCCGGCGGCGTGCGGCGGCGATGACAGGAGGGCGGCCATGAGCTTCGATCTGGGCGATCCTGTCCCCCTGAGTGTCACGATCACGGATGAGACCGACGCGCTCGCGAACGCCGGGAACGTCCGGCTGACCATTGCATTGCCAGACGGGACGACCGTCGTACAGGACCCGGTGCCGCCGACGACGACCGGGATCTACGACTTCACGTACGAGACTGTGCAGGCCGGCGTCCATCGGGTGCGCTGGGTCGCCACCCCGCCGAATGCCGCCGCCTACGGCGACGTGTTCGTGGTGGCACCCGCCGATGGTGCGCCGTTCGTCAGCCTGACCGACACCAAGACGCATCTAGGGATGGATCTGGACCGTCACGAGGATGACGAGGCGCTGCGCGAGTTCATTGGCGCGGGCTGCCAGGTCATCGAGGACCGGATGGGACACGTCACCCCGAAGACGGTGGTGTCGGACGTGTCCGCCCGCCGCGGTGTGGTGGTGCTGCCGGAACGGCCGGTCATCTCGATCACGAGCGTGGTCCGGCTGCCCGGCGGCGACGCGATCGCACCGGCTGACGCGCTGGCGGGGACGGACGGCTACACGCTGAAGCACTCCGAGGGCGTGCTGCTGCTGCCGCTCTGGTGCGGCGGCGCGCGTGTCACCTACCGGGTCGGCCGGACACCGCTGGGGCCGAACTACCGCCTGGCCGCGCTGGACCTGATCCTGCACCTGTGGCAGGGGTCGCAGCGCAACAACGGCGGCGGTCGGCCGATGCTCGGCGACTCCGACGCGATCGCCGCCTCGGTGAAGCCGTACGCCCTGCCGTACAGGGTCAGTGAGTTGCTGGGCCTGAAGCGGCACCAGGAACGCGATGAGCCTCTCATCGGCTAAACGCCCGCCAGACGTCTTCAGACGGTTTGTAGTCGATTGAGGAGGCTTTCCGGTGTCCACCATCCCCGCCGCGCTGAACGCGCTTGTAGCGCTCGCTGAGCGTGCTTGGCCGGACGTTCAGGTCCTCGACGGCGGGCCCACCAACCACGTTCAGCGCGATGTGATCGAGATCGGCTACAGCGGCAGCCCGAACGAGCCGGACGTGCGCTCGACACTGACGCGCGAACAGCTCGACATGCAGCCAGACCTCGAACGGTACGACGTCATGTGCCTGGTCAGCGCGTGGCGCGGCGACACCCGCCGCGACGGCCGGCCGGACGCCCGCACCACTCGCGAGCGCGCGTTCGAGCTGCTGGCCGGTATCCGGTCTGAGCTCGGCAAGGACTCCCGGCTCGGCGACACGGTCATGATGGCCCGGATGTCCACCTTGGACATGATCGCCGACCAGACATCGGACGGGCCGGTGTGCACGATCAGGTTCGTCGTTCACATCGACGCGTTCACGGACGCCTGATGGCCGACCCGTCCGACCCGACAGAGGCGATCCGCGTTCTGCAACGGGATCTCGGCACGATCGAGCCCGAACTGCGCAAGAAGCTCCGCCCCGCTCTGAAGACGGCGGCTGAGCCGATCGTCGCGGACGCCAGGCAGCGTGCGTCGTGGTCGGCACGGATCCCGAGGGCGATCACGCTCAGCATCCGGTTCGCCAAGCGCGACCCAGGCGTGTCCATGCGGGTCCGGCGCGCGATCGCACCTCATGGCCGAACGTACGAGGGCATCCGCGGCAACGCCACCTTCCGCCACCCGGTGCACGGCCACCGCGACCGGTGGGTGAACCAGGAGACCCGGCCCTATCTGGCGCCTGCGGCGGAAGCCGGCATGGACGGCGCTCTGGCAGCCACCGTCGCTGCGGTGGATGAGACAGCGAGGGAGCACGGCTTCCGATGACCGAAAGGACCCCCTGATGGCCTTCAACCTGCGGGCCAGTTGGCAGCTCGAATCGGAGCTGACCTCCCCGCTCGACCTGACCACCCCGTCCAACCTGCTGAAGCTGGCCCGGCAGATCGCCTTCGGTGAAGGCGCGGGCGCCGGCCAGGCGAACATGATCTGGTCGGACCGGCGCACGATCGCCGCGTCGGCGACGGATTCGATCGACCTAGCCGGTTCGCTGACCGGTCCGTTCGGCACCAGCCTGACCTTCGCCCGGATCAAGATGCTGTTGGTGCTGGCCGCGGCTGGCAACACCAACAACGTCAACGTGACCCGCCCGGCCAGCAACGGCGCACCGCTGTTCCTGGCCGCCGGTGACGGGATCCCGGTCAAGCCCGGCGGGATGTTCTGGTGGTACGACCCGTCCGCCGCGGGCGTGGCCGTCACTGCGGGCACCGGCGACCTGGTCGACCTGGTCAACAGTGCCGCCGGCACGCCGGTGACCTACGACGTCGTCATCGTCGGCGCGAGCTCGTAGGAGGGGCCACGTGGACAAGATTTGGATGACCCACCCACATCTGGAGGGTCGCAAGGTGCAGGTCCCCGCCGCCAGCTTCCAGCAGCGGCGCCGTGCGGGCTGGGAGGAGACCGACCCGCCGCCTCCTGAGCCGCCCGCGCACCAGCGCGAGACCCACGAAGCCCCGGTGAAGACCGCCGGGGCTTCTTCTTTGCCCGAATCCAAGCCTGCATCTGAGTCGCCGAAGGGTCGGCGCAGCACGAGGGGAGAGCAGTAATGGCTGCTACGCCGATCACGCCCGCGAAGCGATTCTTCCGGCCGGGCATCACCCGCTGCATCTGGGTGCCGTCGATCTCGAACATCCTGGCGGTGACCCGGGCGGAGATCAACGCGGGGGATGACCTGTCGAAGGACATCCTGGACATCGCCGGGTGGAATGTCACCGGCGCCAAGATCGACACCCCGGATTTGAACAGCAGGTACGTGTCGAACATCCCCGGCCTTATCTCGGCCGAGGACTCCAGTATCACCTTCTACCAGGGGCAGGACGGGCTCGATGTTCGCTCGCTGATGCCGCGCGACGAGGACGGCAACGTCATCTGGATGGACGGCGGTGACGTGCCCGGCAACCTCATGGACGTTTACCCCGTCCGGGTGCTGTCTGTCGGCAAGCAGCGCAACATGGCCGCCAACGCCGCTCCGCTCGTCATCCAGTACGCCATCACCGACGAGCCCGCTGAGAACGTGGTGATCCCGGCGTGAGCCTGCGGGAACGGCTGCTCAACCGGCCGCGCCCCAGCGGGCAGTTCCCGCTCCGGGTCGATGACGATACGGCGGCCCGCGACGAACTGGAGCGGGCACGCCGCCTGCTCACCATGCTGCTGCTGCAGGGCGGCGCCGCCGAGCCCGCCCTGCAGCAGGCCCGTGCCGATGTCAAGGCGGCAGAGGACAAGCTCCAGGCGTGCTTCGAGTTCGTCACGCTGCGGGCGCTGCTGGCAGCGGACTTCGAGGCGCTCGTGGCCGCGCACCCGCCTCGGCCGGACACCAGGGACGACATGTACAACCTCGACACCTTCCCCAAGGCGTGCTTCCTCGCCTGCGTCGAGGGCGAGTTGTCGCAGGAGGAATGGGAGCGGCTTTGGGAGATCGGGCTCAGCAACGCTGAGCAGATCGTGGCCGGTAACGCCGCGATCCGGGTCAACATTCGCACCCCCGACGAGTCGCTCCCAAAAGGATGGGAGCGGACCGAACGCTCGTCCTAGAGCTGGACGTCTGTGCCGCCTACGGCATCTCTCACTCGCAGTTCCTCGCCTGGGACCAGGACGACCGGGACAAGGCGATCTGGCATCACATCTGGCGGCGCGAAACCTGCCGGTCCTGCGGGACCAGGCCGGACGAGTGGGACGAGACCAAGGGCGGCCACCGCTACGCCTACGTCGCCGAAGCCGTCCAGTGCCGCGGCTGCCAGGTCAAGGAAGGCGCCCGCGAGGCGTTCGCAGACTCCAAGGACCGCGGAGTGCACATCGTGCTGCTGAAGAACGAGGAGGTGCTCCGCCGTGCCGACTCGTGACCTGGTCATCAGCTTCAAGTCCAAGTGGGACAGCTTCGGCACCAAGGAGGCCGAGAAGGGCCTGAAGGCGACGGAGGACGCCACCAAGAAGGCCACCCGCGAGCTGGAGCAGATGGAGAAGCAGGCCCGCCAGCAGAGCGCCTCACTCGCCGCCAGCGGCGCTCAGGCCGACCGGTTCGGGCAGCAGCTCGAGGACGTCGGCCGGACCGCCATCTCCACCCGCCGGCTGCTGGAGGACGCCACCAAGCGGCTGCCTGCGGTGGAGATCACCGCGGACAGCTCGGACGCCGAGCGCGCGGTGGCGGACCTGTCGACGCGCCTGCGGTCGTTGTCCGACATGCGAATCGGCATCGACGTGGACGCCGGTGAGGCGGCGAACGAGGCGGCGGCGATCCGCCGCCAACTGCTCGAGCTGGCCGCCATGCGTCCGGAAGTCATGGTCGGCGCGAACGTCGAGAGAGTCGTGCGCGACCTGGACCGGGTAGAGCGGCAGGCGCGCGACCTCGACCGGCGGATCAACGTCCAGGTCGATGTGGACGGCGCTTCGGCGGCAGCATCCGCACTCGGTCTGCTGCAGAACGCCCTCACCATGATTCGGTCATCCGGGCCGTCGACCATGTTCGAGCTCGGGGCCGCGATCGTCTCCCTTCCGGCCGTCGCCGCGATGGCCGCCAACGCCGTCACGGTCGGGCTGGGCGGGGCGCTGGCCGGCCTCGGGCTTGCTGCGGCGGCGGGCAGTGAAGCGGCTCAGGACGCGATCGGGCAGCTCAAGACGGCGGCCAAGCGCGAAGCCGAGCTGATGGGGCAGCCGTTCGAGCGCGTCTGGACCGCGATCTCTCTCGCCGCTCAGCGGGAACTGGGCGAACTGTCGCCGATCGTGCGGCGCGAGCTGGGCGAGCTCGCCCCGGAGTTCGAGGAGTTCGCCGAGCGCGGCATTGACTCCCTGTCCGAGCTCAGCCCGGCAATCGACGGCATCGAGCGGGCGTTCGAGGCCGTGCTGGCTGATCTGGGCCCCCGGCTTCCGGAGATCATGCAGCGCCTGGCGGCGGCGATCACCACCGTCACGCAGGCTGTTGAGGAGAACCCGCAGCTTCTCGGCGACATGGCCGTCAACCTGGCCAAAGTCGCGCAATGGGCGGCTGAGGTGACCGTGCAACTCGCGAACTTCGGCAAGTGGGTGTCCGAGCATGCCGGGCTCGTCAAGACGCTGACGGCGGTGCTCCTGCCGTTCGGCGCCGCGCTCGGCGAGATCACGGTCCAGTCGATGCAGGTAGAGCGCACGAACATCGCCATGTCGCAGAGCAGCCGGCAGGCCGCCCAGGACTTCGGCGTGATCTCCTCCGCCGCCGATGAAGCGTCCCAGGAGATGCAGAAGGCGTGGGCGGGCGCGTACACCAGCTTCGTGCAGCTCGGCGAGGTGATGGGCAACGTGCAGCAGCGCTCCTCCGGCGTGGGGAGCGCGGCGCAGGCGCATGCCCGTGCGGCTGAGGTGCAGCGGCAGGGCGCCGAACGAATCGCCCGGGCTGAGCAGGAGCTCGCCGACGTGCAGGAGCAGTCGGCCGAGCGGATCGCAGCGGCCAAGCAGCGGGTGAAGGACGCCCAGCGTGCCGCGGCCGACGCTGCGGAAGCCGCGCAGGACCGCATCCGCGACGCTGAGGCCGGCGTGGCCGCCGCGGTGGAGGAAGGCACACAGCGGGAGGCGGACGCGCAGCGCCGTGTCGAGGACGCCCGCGAGCAGGCCGCCCGCGCGGCGGAGGAGTCGGGCCGGCGGATCGAGGATGCTGAGCGGCGGCTCGCAGACGCCCAGCAGGACGCGGCGGCCCGGCAGGTGGATGCCGAGCGGCGCATCCAGGACGCGCACCGGCGCACCGCGGACGCGGTCGAGGACCTCACCGCGGCCCGGGAGCGGGCACAGGAACGGCTCGAAGACCTGATCGCCGCCGAGTCCGGCAGCGCCCTCGACGAGGAGGGCGCTGCCCTGGCGATCGAGCGGGCCCGCCAGCGGATGGAGGAGATCAACGCCGACCCGGAGGCGAGCGACCTCGACCGGCGTGAGGCGGAGCTCGCCTACCGGCAGGCTCTCCAGCGGCTGGAGGAGGTGCGGCGCCGCAACCAGGAGCTGCGGGAGGATCTCGCCGACGCGCAGAGGCGCGGCATCGACGGGTCGTCCGAGGTCGTGGACGCGATCGGCCGCATCGAGGACGCGCGCCGGGCGGAGTCCGAGGCCGAAGAGGCCGCGTCCCGGCAGCGGGAGGAGAACGCCCGCGCGGTCGGCGACGCCGAGCAGGCGCTCGCGGACGCGCACCGCGACGCGGCCCGGCAGCGGGAGGACGCCGAACGTCAGCTTGCGGACGCCGAAACGGAGCTGGACCGCACCCGCACCGAGAACGCGCGCGCAGTCAAGGAGGCGCAGGAGGAGGTGGCCCGCGCGGAGAAGGAGGCCGCGCAGACGGCCAAGGACTCCGCCCGCCAGATCGCAGAGGCGCAGTCAGAAGCGGCCAACGCGGTGCGTGACGCGGCCCGCGACGTGACGGAGGCCGAGCAGCGGGTCCGCGACACCCGCCGCGAGGTGGCCCGCGACACCCGCGACGCCAACGACAGCGTGATGGAGTCGTACGCGAAGCTGCGCGGCGACGCCAAGCTCACCAGCGAGGAACTGCTGCGCGAGCTGGAGAAGCAGGTCGCCGACCAGGAGCGGTGGGCCGACAACCTGATCCGGCTCGCCGGCCGGGTGCCGGACTCCATGCTCGCCGAACTCGCCAAGCTGGGCCCGGGCGCGGCCGGGGTCATCGCCGCCGCGGCGGACATGAGCGACGCGGAGTTGAAGAGGTTCATCGAACTGCACGGCCGCAGCGGCAAGGAAGCCGGCGACACCTTCGCCAGGAATCTGGAGGAGGCCGCGCCGATCCTTCGGGAGATCGCCGCACAGCGCGGCAAGGAGGTCGCCGACAAGGTCCGTGAAGGCATGGACGGCGGCCGGACGTCGGTCTATGACGCTGCGCTGCGGGTGGGCCTGGAGATCAGCAAGGGTGTCGGCTCCGACCGCCAGGTGCGCATCATCGTGGACACGGCCGAGGCCGACGCCACCATGAACGCCTGGCTGATGAAGTACAGCATGCAGGTCAACGCCCACTACGCGGACGGCGGCATCGCCTACTTCGCCGGCGGCGCTGAGAACCACGTCGCCCAGATCGCCGGCCCCGGCATCACCCGCGTGTGGAACGAGCCCGAAACCGGCGGGGAGGCCTACATCCCTCTCGCCATGTCCAAGCGCGGCCGGTCGGAGGAGATCCTCTCCGAGGTCGCTGAGAAGTTCGGCGGCAGGTTCTACCGCACCATGCCCGTGTCCAGGTCAGCGGTGTCTGCGGGAGGAGGCGGCATGTACCGGCCGGCGCCCGTCTACAACATCACCGTCCACGGAGGCATGGACTCCGGACCGGAAATCGGCCGCCGAGTCGTGTCCGCCATCCAGGAGTACGAGCGGGGATCCGGCGCCGCCTGGAGGCGTACGACGTGAGCCTGCCGCAGATCAGCGTCGAGGTGATGTTCGACAACACCGCTCCCGCCGGGAACGCGAAGACGAACAGCTTCGACGGCGGGACGAACAACACGACGATCACGACGGGGAACAGCGGCGGATCGTCCGGGAGCGCGTTCAACGTCATCACCGGGGCGCCGCGTTTCTCCAACGCCCAGGTGTTCGGCGGGTCCGGCCTGTCGGCGATGAACCCGACCTCGGGCGCCGACTGCCACATGGACTGGACCGGCGTCACGCAGGTCGGGAACGTCTTCTGTCTGCGCTTGTACATGTACCTGGCGAGCGCGACCAGCGCCATCCAGCGCGTTGCCGTGGTGCAGGGGCCTACCGGCGTGGTCAGCGCCGTGTGGATGACCTCGACGCGGAGCCTGCGCGTCTACCTCGGCTTCTCCATCTCTATCGCGGCGCAGCTCACCACCCCCGTGCCCACAGGCCAGTGGTGCAGGGTCGAACTGCGCTACACGATCGACTCGACAGGCTCGGGCACGGCGGAGATCTGGCGGTACGACGACGCCAGCTCCGCCATCGCCACCGACTACGCCATCAGCTCCACCCAGACGTGGCCGTCCGGGAAGCCGGGCATGGTCGAATGGCACCTGCAGCGGGATGCGGGCGGCTACTGGCACATGGACAACGTGGCCGTGTCCGACCAGCGGATCGGCCCCGTTCAGGGCACGTGGACGAACGTGACGCTGAGAGCCAAGCGCGGCATCACCACCCGGCGAGGCTCCTCCCGCGTCGAGTCCCCCGTGATCCGGTACGACGCCGGCACAGCCTCCTGCCACGTCAACAACACCGACCGCCGTTTCGACCCGACCGCGCTGGACGGCCCGTACGCGACCGGCGTCCGCAGCAAGGTCACCGCGATGCGGCCCATCAGATACAGGGCCACCTGGAACGCCGTCACCTACGACCTGTGGCGGGGCTTCATCGACAAGTGGGACGTCGACCACGTCGCCGACGTCTACTCGGAGGCGCTCGTCACCGCCACGGACGGCTTCAAGGTCCTCCGCAACCGGCGCAGGCCCGCGGTCGCTCCGGTGGGCGCAGGCGAGAACGCCGGGGCACGCGTCTCCCGGATCCTCGACTCCGCAGGCTGGCCGCCCACCGACCGGTCGATCGCGACAGGCAACAGCACACTGCAGGCCACCGAGCTGGAGGGCGAAGCGCTCGCCGAGCTGCAGGCGGTCGCAGAGTCGGAGATCGGTGAACTGTACATCGACGCGTCCGGCCGGGTGGTGTTCCGCAACCGGCAGGCGCTGATCCTGGACAGCAGATCAAACACGGTGCAGGCGACGTTCGGCACCAACGGGGTCTTCACTCCGGCGCGGACGAAGCTCGTCACCGACGACGCAACCCTGTGGAACGAGATCCGCGCCCAACGCGAAGGCGGCGTCGAGCAGGTCGCAGGCGACGCGGCCAGCCAGGGCGAGTTCCTGGTCAAGACGTTCCCGGCGTCCGGGCTGCTGCTGCAGGACGACACGGCGGTGGCCGGTTACGCGAGCTGGATCCTGTACGTGTCCAAGGAGCCCGAGACGCGCTTCGACTTCCTCGAGATCCACGCCCACGCCAACCCTGACGTGCTCTTCCCCATCGTGCTGAGCCGCGAAATTGGCGACCGGATCCGCATCATCCGGCAGCCGGCCGGCGGCGGCGACCCGATCACCCGGGATGTGTTCATTCGAGGCATCTCGCACCAGACAACTGGGGCGACATGGATCACCACGTGGACGCTGCAGTCCGCCACCAAGTACGGATCCTTCTTTGTTCTCAACAACTCGATCTTGGGCAGGCTCGATGAGAACGCCCTCGGCTTCTAGGAGGGGCGGTCATGCCCGGCTTCGTTAACTGGGTCTCAGGGCAGATCCTGAATGCCGCAGACCTGATGAGGCTCCCGCAGCACAACCACGTCATCAAGCCGTCGGACGAGTCCGTGGCCAATGGCACCCTTCAGGATGACGACCATCTGCTGCTCGCGGTCGCGGCCAACACGGACTACGTCCTTGAAGGGCTGCTCATATATTCCGCCAACCAGCCTACTGGTGGTTTGCATTTCACCTGGAGCAGTCCCGCTGGTGCGACGATGCTATGGAACCCGGGCTCGTTCAATAACTACGACGCTCAAGGCACACCGAACTATGACATGCAATCGCGCAACATTGCTGATGGAGCCGTTGCCGTAGGCCTAGGGAGCGGTGGCGCTGGAAATGCTTTCAGAATTACTGCACGCCCATACGGCATCCTGCGAGTCGCTGGCACCTCAGGGACCATCCGGTTGCGATGGGCTCAGGCGCAGCTCAACGCCGGTGACGCCACAGTCATGCGTGCGGGGTCCTGGTTGCGGATCACGAAGATCAGCTAAGCCCTGCTGCCGAACCCCTTGACGTGCCGCCCGTCTGCTGAGGGTGCGGGGCGGGCGGCACCCCTCTTCACCAGCGAGGAGCGATGTGGCCGATGAGCCAACCCTGGGCGAACTCACGCGACGCCTCGATGGACTGACCGCCATGCTCGCCCAACTCGTCTCCAGAGCTGAATACGCCGCAGACCAGCGGCTCGCCGAGCGGCGCTTCACGGAAGTGGAAAACGACGTGGCCGACCTGCGCCGCCAAGTCACCGAAGAACTCAAGGCGCTCAAGACGTCCATCGACGCGGCAACGGAGAAGCGCGGCACCAACGTCCGCCAGGCCGTGTACGCGGGCCTGCTGCCGGCGCTGTTCATGATGGTGTCCATCGTGGTCCAGATCTGGCTCGCCGCCCGGGGCGGCTCATGATGGGCGAACACGTGCGCAGGGCCCGCCGGAACTGGCTCATCATCGCGATTGCCGGTGTCGTGGCGCTGCTCGGCGTGTGGGCTTCGATCCAGGTCAACGCTCTCGGCGACCAGCTCCGTAAGGCGGAAGAGAACCAGCAGGTCCTGTCCGACCAGGTGGAACGGCTAGGTGGTACGCCTCTCGTCTCACCGTCTGTCGGCCCTCCTGGTGAGCGTGGCGAACGCGGCGAGACGGGCCCTCCAGGGCAGACGATCGTCGGGCCTCGCGGCTCCCCAGGCCCGAGCGGGCCTGCCGGAAGGCCGGGCCGAGACGGTGTTGCCGGCCCTACGGGACCGCCGGGAGTGGCGGGAGTGGCGGGCAGCCCGGGGCCGAAGGGCGAACCAGGAGAGAGCGTTACCGGCCCTCCTGGACCACGTGGGGAGCCCGGAGCGGACGGCAACGACGGCGTGGACGGCAAGGATTCCACCGTTCCGGGTCCGCAGGGCGAGAGAGGCCCGGCTGGGCCGCCACCGAGCGGCTGGACCTACACCGACCATCTCGGCGTCACGCACACCTGCACTCCCGTCGAACCGGGATCCACCACCTACACCTGCAAACCAGGAGGCTGACGTGCCTTATCTGACGCAGCTCGCCAAGGTGGCGCGCCGCACTGGCCACCCGGTCACAGAGGTATCGGGATGGAAGACCCGAGGCCACGGCCCTCTCCAAGAGGTGGACGGCGTGGTGTGCCACCACACCGCGGGCTGGAACGACATGCACGTGGTGAGGGACGGCCGCCCCGGCTTGGACGGACCTCTGTCCCAGATCTGGCTTCGCCGTGACGGCCGCATCTTCATCGTTGCTGCGGGCCGGTGCTGGCACAACGCGCCCAGCCTGTCCCTGGGCCACACGAACTCCCGGTCCATCGGCATCGAGGCGGAGAACGACGGCAAGACGCCGTGGCCTGCTGAGCAGCTCGACGCCTACAAGCGACTGTGCGCCGAGCTGTGCCGCGAGTTCGGTCTGCCGGTGTCCACGGTGAAGGGCCACAAGGAGGTCAACTCCACCAAGCCCGACCCTCACTCGATCAACATGGCCAGCTTCCGACGGGACGTAGCCACGCTGCTGCGTGGCGAGCCTGTCGCGCCGGCCGACACCACCTCATGGACGGAGGACCTTGTGCGAGACCTGCCCCTGCTCCGCCCCGGGGACGACAACTACGACGTCAAGACGGCGCGTGGCCTGCTGAACGCCCGCGGCTACCTGCCCGAGGCCGTCTACGCCGCGGCGGGGTTGAAGGAGTGGCTGGACCGCACCCGGTACGACGACGAGTTCGTCAAGCTCATCAAGGGCTTCCAGAAGCTGAAGAAGCTCGACTCGGACGGCCTGGTCGGTCCTCTGACGTGGGCCGCCCTGGCGAGGGTGTCGTGACCGCCGGCGTGGGCATGCCCGCGCTGCTGCACCTGAACGCCTTCGGCCGGGACCTCTGTGAGGCGTTCGGCCATACCCCGTACCTGGTCGGATCCGCCGCTCTGGGCAAGACGTGGCGGGACGTGGACGTCCGCATGCTGCTGCCCGATGAGGAGTTCGACGCCCTGTTCCCGGACTTCCAGCCGCCTGGACGGGTCCACACACGCTGGTCGATGCTGTGCGCCTCGATCTCCGAACTAGGTCGGATCCGCACGAGCCTGCCGATCGACTTCCAGTTCCAGCGCGTCACGGACGCCAACGAGCGCTACGACGGCATTCGGCATGCGTTGGGACTCTCCCTGCACTGGAGTGCCTGATGAGCGACGGCCTGTGGCTGCGCTGGTGGCACACCCTGTACCCATCCTTGCTTCCGCGGCATCCCGAGCCTGCGGAGAACGAGCCCGGAGACGGGCGCATCCCGAGCCTCATTGATGAGGCGAACTGAACGCCGTTCGGAACCTTAAATCCGGGCGTGATTTTATCGCGCCGATTTTTTAGGTTCCTGACCTGGGCGTTCCCCGAGCGCCGCCCCGGACGGGTGGCGCTCTCTTCATGTCACCTCCCTGTAGGAGCATCCTCAAAATGCGTCTCAACAAGAGCGCGACTCTCTTCGCCGGCGTCCTTGTCGCCGCGGCTCTGGCCACCACCAGTCCGGCGTCGGCCTCGACCGCCGCTCTGGACATCCCGGATCTGGCGCTCGGCGCGTTCGGCTACAACGCCTACGGCCCGGACAAGCCGGAGACCCGGAACGCCGAGTACATCGACATCAAGAACACGCACACCACCGAGGCGAAGAACGTCGCCGGCCTGGTTGTGGAAGACGCGTGGCGTCATGGCCAGCCTGCCAGCTACACCGGCAAGTGCAACCGGATCACGGTCTCCAGCGTCCCGCAGGAGGGCGGCGGCACGGCTGCCACGCTGCCCGCGCAGCACGTGCTGCGCGTGTACGTCGGCTCCGGCACCAACCGGACGTTCACCCGGGGTGGCGTCGTCTACCACGCCGTGTACGGCAACATGTGGACGAAGTGCGGCTACAACGGCCACATCTTCAACAACGGGCCCGGCTCCAGCAAGATCGCCCCGTGGGACACCGTGTGGGTGAAGCTCGGCGACGCCGCCGCCTCCAAGTCGTACAACTTCAGCTTCGGCTACTGGGTGCCGTAGGAGGTCGTCGTGAAGAAGGTCACTATCTTCGGCCAGGAGCCCGCGGTCATCGTCTACAGCGTGAACTCGCTGGTGGCGCTGCTGGTCGCGTACGGTCTGGACCTGTCGCAGGTGCAGACCGCTGCCATCTCGACGATCGCGTCCGCCATCGTGGCGATCGTGGTTACGGTCATGACCCGGCCCATCGTCGTGTCCGCGCTCACCGGCGCGGTGTCCACGCTGATGACGGCTGTGGCGGGGTTCGGGCTGGAATTCACCGCCGACCAGATCGGAGCGACGGTCACGGTGCTGTCGATCGTGCTCGCGCTGGTGCTCAGGGCCAACGTGACCCCGGCGTCCGGGCCGGTCGAGCAGCCCGCCCGCTAGCCTGATCACAGGAGGAGACTCCAACCTTGCCCTGAGCCCCGCCCTGGTGCGGGGCTCTCGTGCTGTAGAGACGACTACGCCCGCCTCTCCTTCGGGAGGGGCGGGCGATTTTCGTGTGCGGCTTATGCCATGCGCTCCAGGATCTTGAAGCTGTAGCCGATGGCCTCCAGATCCTCTCGGCTGAGGACCTGGCCCTCTGGCGGGCGGCCGTTCAGCTTGCACACCAGGGCGCGCTGGCCGATCTGCTGGGCGAAGAGTTGGCGGTTGGTCGGCACCTCGACGCCCAGCAAGGTGGTGAGTAGGGCGGCGGTGGACTCGTGGCCCACTGCCGAGTCGATCGGCGAGGTGGCGACGAGTGCGCAGGCGTCCTCCAGGCTGATGCTGGTCAGCGTGTAGGTGCCGTCCGTGGTGACGATGCTGGTGTTGAGGATCGCGATCGGGTGCATGTCCTCTCCTTCCCTCTCACCTATTACTGATGGACGAAGGCGGTCAGGGCGCGTCCGGGTGGCGTCGCCGCCACTCCAGACGGGCCACCTCGCTCCGGCATGGTTCCCGGTCGCACCCGTAGTCGTAGCCGGTCTTGGTGCCGCAGTGGGAGCCGGGGCACACCAACCGCGAGTACGGCTGGACTCTGCGGGGTCCCATTGATGCGGCCACAATCAGCCGGTCCACGTCCTCGAACCGGCGTCGCCACCGCTTAAGTGTTGGTACGGACACGTCGGCTCGCTCGCAGGCGTACTTCAGGTAGGCACCAGCGATGAGGTACTTGACGACCCTCAGGAGCGCATCGATGTCCACCGGCCACTCGTGGTTTGGGCGTCGGCCGTACCGGCGAGGCGGCGCCGCCTCCGCTAAACGCTGTTGAAAGTCAGGGAAGCGGTTGGCGTGGTCCCGGATGGTCACGGCATCGACGCCCAGTACGTAGGCGGCCTGTCTCCTGGTGAGACCTGCCTGCACGAGAGCGATGCACGTGTCGTGCCAGGACGCGTTGAGTGGCCTCATGTGAGGTAGTCGTCATTCGTGGCCCGGGCCGCGGACTCGCGCCTGCGTGCGGCGCGAGCTTCATCGTCCTTGAGGACGTCCCCGAGCGATACTGGGGTGATGCGGAGGCTTCGGGCTGCGGCGGCTTTCCATCCGCGCTCCCCGTTGCCTTGGAAGGTCGCGCGGACGTGGTGAGCACGCAGGCTTGCCAGCCGTGCCGCTTCCGCTCGCGCGCGGTTGATCCGCGCTTGGATGACCTGGTCCACTTCGCGGGGGGTTACCTCATCGGGGAGGTCGTGTGCGAGGGCGGCGAGTTCGACGTCGTAGAACTCCTCCATGGCGTCCTCGTCGGAGGTGACGTAGCGGGCTTCGGCCGGCTCGCTGTAGCGAGAGGGGTCGGCGATGCGATCGAAGACGCCCTGCCCGTCGAGTTGCTCGCGGAGCCAGGTCAGCGCTTCGCCGGCGGTCTCGTGGTCGAGGTACCACTCGTTTTCACCAGGTTCATTCCAGGCGTGCCAGACGAAGTGCCCGTCGAGCCAGACGGTGTGATAGTCGTCGTCCAGTTGTCTGGTGATCTCTTCGAGGATTCGGGCGTTGTCGCCATGCTGGTTGACGTAGGCGAACACCTCGTCGTAGTCGGTGGAGTAGTGGACTTGAGCCATGGGGCTGCTCCTAGGCGGTGACGGTGATGGTCCAGCGTCCGGCGACCTTGACGGCGTCGAGCAGGCCGTTACGGCAGCGGCGGTAGATGGTGGACAGCGAGACCCCGAATTCGGCGGCCAGGTCCTTGGCGGACGTTTGCCGCTCGGGGGCGATGTACGACCAGCCGGTGATCTGGCAGAGCGCCTTGAGCGCTGCGCCTTCGATGGGGCCGCGTCCGGTCTGGCGGGCTGCTTCGGCGACGGCGTCGAGGTGCTTGGAGACCTGGCTGACGCTGGCCTGCGGGCACTGGGTGTGCGGGATGCGGGCGGAGAGTTGGCGGGCGAAGTCCTGCTGCTTCTTGCTGAGCTTTTGCCAGGTCATCGTGGGCTCCTTGGGTGCCGTTCCTGCCGACACCCACAACGTTAGCCCTAGGGTTAAGGAATGTCTATAGCCCTAGGGCTAAGAAACGAGAAGCCCGCCTGTCCTTCGGGACGGGCGGGCTTCTTCGTGTTGTACAGCTAGAACGGCAAGCCGAGCGTCGTGAGTTGATCGCAGACTACGCGCCGGGTCTCCTCGTACACCCAGAAGCAGCAGACGACCATCTGGCCGTCATGCAGCGTCCATGGGATCTTGGCGGACCAGTAGTTCTCAGCGACGGGCTCTCGCCGGGCGCCGGCGTAGGGATCGCTGTACCTGCTCATGATCCAGTCGAGTACGGCGATGCGCCTCTGGCCTGAGATTGCGGAGATGGGTTCGTTCTTCTCCCAGATCTCCATCCACTCGATGAAGCCTTCCAGCTTGTACGGTGTGGCTTCGCTAGTGGTCACGGGCGGCTGCCAGCATGGCTCGGAGCGTGGCCGGATCGTCTGGCTGGCGCTTGATGTTCCGGCGTTCTTCGGCGCCGGCCATCCAGGCGCGCACCTCGTCCGAGTCCAGGCGTATGCCGTCCTCATCGTCGGCGTCCTCGGCCGCAGCGAAGAAATCTCGGATGGCATCCGGTTCGATGCGGACGCTCCCGCCGGGTAGGCGGCGCGCGTTGGCGTCACGCCACGGGGCCTGGCTGTGGGACAGGTCTTCGAGGTCTTGGCCGCTGAGCCGGCCGTACCGGCTGAGCACGTAGCCGACCGTGTTGAGTTCGGCTTCGCCGAGCTTGGGCGGCATCGCCTCGCCGGGCCATGGGTCGCCGTCCTTCTCTTGTTTCCAGAGGGAGGGGACGACGGGTCCCATGTCCCAGGCGGCGATGGTGTCGGAGAAGAGCGGTCGGCCGAAGACAGCCAAGTGGTGGCCTTGGGCGAAGTAGAGAAGCTTGTGCAACTTCTTCTTGCCCAGTCCTGGATGCCGCTCGCGGAGGGCGGCTGCTACGTCGCGAGCTGAGACTGGCATGGGGCCAGGATAGGCGTCTGATCTTTCCTGGTGAAGGCCCTGCCCATATCCGCGCGTCTCGCTCATAAGTTCGATTATGGCAAATATGCGGATACATGGAAAGCGCCCGCAGCCTGGGCGAGTACGGGCGCTAGCTGGGACTACTTGCAGTTGGTCCAGTCGCCTGCGCTGCCCCACGAACAGGTGTCGATGCGCTTCAGGTCGGATGCCCGGTAGATGCCCGCGGTGTCGCCGTCGTTGTTCCACACGTACTGCTTGCGGTTCCAGAACACGCCGCTGCTGCCGTCGTTCCCGCTGCCGGTTCTGACGGTGACGGTCTTGCCGGGCTTCAGCGTGAACTCCGGGAACCGGTACTTGTAGCCCGTCTTGTCGCGGAGGATCCAGTCTTCAAGCTGGATGGCCTTCTTCGTCGTGTTGAGCAGGACGACGTACTCGGCGTTCAGCGACTTGTTGGAGCGGGTGTCCTTGCCCGGCGAGTCGAAGTACACCTTCGTGAACATCACCGCGGGATTCGCGGCCTGAGCCGGCGAGGCGACGAGGGCGACGGCGAGCGTCCCGGCAGCGGCGGCGGGAACGATGCGACGGAACATCCGGACTCCTGTTGCTTGGGGGATGGAACGTGACAGGAGATGAGAGGGCGGGAAGCGTGATCAGGTTGTCACGGAGCGCTGTCCGGATCGGGACACACCTCTCGCGCCCGATGCCACATCCACGCCGGCATCTCCTCGCGGATGGCGGCCTGCGCTTCCAGGGAGGCTAGGAGACGCTGGTTAGGCGTGAGGGACGCCCATTCCTCAGGGGTGCGTCCGCCTCGTTCCACGAGCTCGTCAAGAGCGTCATCGTCCATGCGCTCATCGTGGCCCCGGTACGTGATCGCCCGCAGCGATGTCCGTATCATCCCCTCGAACCACAGAACCACCAGGGGGAATGATGTCTGAGTTGATTCCGCCTACTCCTGCCGCGATCGCAGTCCGGAGAAGGTTCGACGCCGCCGAGGCGGAGGTGGAACGTGTCGCTGCTGCGATGCCGTCGGCGATGAAGATTGTTACGGGAGAGCTGACTGACGAGCAGCGGGCAGTGCTGGACAAGCAGCGGGCGGAGCTGGAGGCGGCGCGGGAAGCCCGCTGGAAGGCGTTCGAGTCGCTCCAGAAGTACAAGCGTTGGACGGGTGATGGCGGCCCGTTGGCGGCGGAGGCAGCGCTACGGAAGGCGGCCCGTGAAGGTGATCCTCAGGATGCGGCCTGACGCTCGCTGGGGAAGTCGATGACCTCGACCAGGTCGGCGAAGTCCTTCACGTGGCGGAGGACGCCGGCCAAGTCCCGGTAATAGCCGAGCAGGTATTTCCGGCCGTTGACGTGCTGGCACACCTTGAAGCGTTGGTAGCCGTTGAGCACGATGATCTCAACGGTGATGCCTCGGGGGCCGCGCCAAACTGCCACGAACAGAATCTATACAAAACGGATACTAGGTCGCTAATCTGGCATCGCTCCAGAGGAGACTCTGGAGCGCCAAACGTGACAACGCCCCGGCCACGGGGAAACGGCCGGGGCGTTCGTGTGTGCGCGGCGTGGGGTCTACGCACCGCCGATCCCGTACCGGGAATGGATGGCCTCCAACCAGGCCACGGCCAGCGCTGCCACGCGCGTAACCCGGTCATAGACGCGGCGCTCCTGTGCGTCACGGTCGGCGGCAGGCGGGGTCTCGTACGCTTCGTCGGCGAGCTTGCCGAGCTCCGCCAACATCACCACCACCCTGCCGCGGACACCCTCGTACAGGTCCGCTCCAGGCCGATTGGCGCGCAACCGTCCCCGCTCGCGGGCGACATCCTCGAACGCGGCGGCCAGCCGCAACCGGGTGGCATGCGCCTGAACGGCTTCGACGATGAACTCGGCGACGTTCTTCGGGTACTCGACGTGCGACACTTCGATCCACACGTCGTTCTCGTCGCCCGCGAGTACCAGCCACGGGCCGAGCTCGTCGCCTGCCTCGTTGTCGGGGTGGGGGCGGGCGTGCCATGAGGCGATATCGGTGACGCAGAGCCGGTCAGGGGCCGGTATCTCGGAAGCTCGGATCACCGCGACACCGCCTCGCGGGCGTCCCTGGCGGACCGGGTGGCCCGCTCCTCGTTGACGGGGATGACCACGACGTTGTCTCCGGGGTACGCCTCGTACGCTTCGTCGGGCAGCGCCTCGGTGGAGAAGTAGATCTGCCCCTGCGGAGGGCGACGCAGCTTGCACGCGAGGTAGATCATCCGGAACAGGTCTCGATCGCGGGTCACGTGCGTGATGAGCGGCCACCGTCCGCCCACCTTCGGCGGATGGGACGGCTCCATGTACGGCATGGCAACCAGCCGGTAGCGGGTGCCGCCGTTGTGCCGCATCTTCAACTCAGCGGCAGACATAGTGATCGTGAAGTCCTCCGACATGGGAGGCGCCTCCTCGTAGGGGTGGAGTGGTGGTGGGTAGAGGGGCCCCGGCCGCGAGGTTCGGGCGGCCGGGGCCGATATGTGGACACCCTCAAGGGGTGCTGGGACGTGCTCGTGTCAGTCGCGGTACTGCGAGAACGGAGGCCGGCCGGTGCCGGGCTTCCACCTGCCGACGACCAACGGCTCCGCGTTCGGGTACTGCTGCCGCCGGTCGATGATGACGTCACCGTCGTCCAGGAGGCGCACCTCCTCAGGGCGGAGGTTCTCGCCCGCGTACTGGTCGATGAACCGTTGCTTGATCTCGCGTGCGTTGGCGGGGACGCTCACGTGCCTGCTCCTCTCCTGCGCAGGGCGTCAGCGGCCTCGGGTGAACCAGCCATCGAGGAGGGCCCGCTCCTCCGGCTCGGTCATGTTGGTGTAGGAGTCGCCGACGCGCCTCACCTCGCTGGTGGAGGGCTTCTCGGCGGGCTTCCGCTTGTTGGTGGCCTGCTGATTGTTGCTCATGTGTGTGTTCTCCAGATCAGGTAGCTGGTGGTGTGGAGCTGACTGCTCCGGACGCCCGCCACAGCCCCCGCGGTGGCGAGCACCCGCAACAGCCACCCGCTTAAACAGCCAGGGAGGAGACGAATACGGCCAGCGAGTTGGCGCCGGTCATGATGCCGTCGAACACCCCGTTGACGGCGTCCGCGGCCTGGGCAGGCCGGGTGAACAGGTAGAAGATGATGAACGCGAGGCCCAGGTAGGTGATGACCTTCTTGAGGTTGAAGCGAGGCATTGCCGGTCCTTTCGGGAAGGTGGGGGAGCGGACGCTCCGGGCCGCTCTCCTGACCCGCGGGGAGGAGGTCAGGAGAGCGCACCCGCAACAGCCGCTCAGTGCTGGTGCTGGCGGTCGCGGCGAAGGCGGGCGAGAGCCTCGGCCAGGGTGATGACGCCCTCGACGCGGACGGTCTCGCCGCAGCCGGCGCACACGACCGGGACGTGAGCCACCCCGTTCACCCACTGCACGGGGTAGGTGGAAGGCGGAACGGTGACAGTCATGACCGGCCCTCCCGAATCTGTGAGGTGCGCGGGAGCGCCTCCTGGTAGTGGGAAGCCATGCAGCGGCTGATGGCCCACTCCTTCTCCATGCCTTGTCCCGCGAAGGAAGCGGCGGCTTCGTCCGCTTGCGCGGCGGCAGCGGCGACGTCGGTTCGGTGAGGCATCAGCCGAACCACTTCCGTAGGCCCTTGGGGCGGGCGCCTGCGCGGAGAAGTTCGTTCTCCTTGAGTTGGGCCGCCTTCCGCTTGCCGAAGGTGCGGACCAGCGTCTCTTCCGCCTTGCGTCTCTCGGCACCGGTCACGCCGTGGCCGTTGGCGGCCCTGGCGAGCTTGCTGGCTTCGCCGGCCTGCTGAGCCTGCCCCTTGGCCTTGGCCAGTTTCTCGGGCGGCATCCTGTCGAACATGATTCCTTCTTTCTTGATCGGTAGTGACGGGTATTGCGGTGTGCTCGCCAGCGCGAGATGGATCGGCGACGGCTACTTGGGCGGCCGGGTCGGCCTGTTGTCGTTACGGGCCATCCGAACGATCACGACGACGATCACGAGGACGACCGCCGCTAGCGTCGGCCACGCCAGCGGCGGGTCAGCGAAAGCCAGCCACAACGCCAATCCCATCCCAGAGGTGATGAGGGCGCCGAGGCCGAACAGTCTTGCGAGGTCCATCAAGACCTCCCATCGGTTGAGTGGAGCGGGATGCTCCGGACACCCCTCCCGAGAAGATCGGGAAAGGTCTCCGCAACCACCGCGAGTGACCGTCTGAGAGGAGTAGTCGAGAGGGCGTCTCGTGCGCTGCAAGGGTTAAGGGGCGCTGAGGAGGGTTAAATTTTTAGTCCCTGGGTTAAATCCGGCGATCAGGCCGTTGACCAGGGAGAAGTTAAACGCGGTACGGGGTTAAGCGGGTTAAGCGAAGGGCTGCCTGAAGGGCTTGGAAGGCGCTGGTCGAGCAGCCTCCGCTTAACCTGCGTCGTCTTCGTCGGCGGCTCTGGCTGCGGCCATCTCGGCCATGCGGCCACGGATGGTGATCGGATCGATGAAGTGGCGGTTCTTCGACGAGGGCACCTTGACACCGAGCGCATCCAGCTCGCGCACCAACTCCAGACGGTCGCGAAGCAACGCGTAGGGGCGATGCCGCGAGTACGTGGACTTCAAGGCGGCCAGCGCCTGCGCGGCCGGCACAGGGTCGGCGCCGATCACGTCAAGCAGGTCCGCCAGCAGATCCCGGTTCTCGTCATCGAAAGAGGCGCCGCCAAGGATCGCCTTCTCGCGTATCGCCATCGCTCGCGCCACGACGGAGCCCATCTCGACGTAAGGCACGTAGTAAGTGCGCAGCAGGCCGGCCTTGGCCTGGAAGCCGGTCGCCATGCAGGTGCCGATGTCGCCCGGCCCTTCCTCCGTCTTCGGCTCCAGCCCAACGGCGGAGATGCCCTGCTTGTACGAGCCGGTCCCGAGCACGGCGTCGTTCGACGTCTGGTCGCCGATGGCGAAGCACGCCTTGTTGGAGATGACCGCCATCAGCTTGCGGGGCAGCGACGCTGACGACGGTTCCGGGGTGGCGAAGATCAGGGTGACGGCGTACTTGCGGGCAGCGCCCATCAGCTTCACGCACAGTTCCTCGGCTTCCTCCCCGTACTCCTCGTGCAGGAACAGTGCCTGGCATTCGTCGATGACGATGATGCGGGGCCGCAACCTGGCGTCCTTCTCGGCAAGTTCCCTGGTCACCGCGGGAGCGCCGTGCTCCTTCAACGCGTTACCGCGGACGCTGAGCTCGGCGTAGGCGTCGCGCAACAAGAACAGGCACGCCTCGACGACCTCATCGCCCGGGCCGGTGAGCAAGGTCCGCAGTCGCGGCTTGAGCGGGTCGTAGTCGGCGTTCGTGGCGAACACGAACACGTCCACCTCGACCAGCCAGTCCAGGATCGCCCCCAGCAGCAGCGTGAGGATCATCGTGGACTTGCCGGAGCCCATCATGCCCGCCAGCGCATAGTTCTTCTGGAACAGCAGGCCGACGACGGTCTTACCGCGGATGTTCCGCGACACGGGAACGCCCTCGAAATAGTCGGCGGTCCCGTCCTTCAGCAGCGGCCAGTCAGGCAGAGGGCCGGTCAGCGACCCCTGGTCGGCCACCCACAAGTCGAGCACGCCAGGCTGCTTCTTCGGCTCGGTCGGCCACACCTCGACGGGCAGGCGGACAAGATTGTGCGCGAGGATGGCCTTCTTCTGGTTGATCATCTCGACGGTGACGCCGGGCGGCGGCTCCAACTGGGTCCGATACCCCTCGCCATCACGCTGGGTCGGCAGCACGATCCGTGGTCTCCAGCCCGCCTTGAACGCCTTGTTCAGCGGGGCTATCCCCAGGTGCTTAAGCGCGTTGATGATCGCCGACTCGTCGGGGATCCGATCCCGCCCGCTGGTTTCGTCGGCGGAGCCGGACTCGGCAGCCCACGCCGGGGCGGTCCCGGCTTCGCGACCTGCCCGATGTCCGGCCCAGACGAGCAGCAGCGGCCAGGTGAACATGAACACCGTCCCGGCGAACGCGACCGCGCCGAACACCCAGCGGAACACCCCGCCCAGCCACAGCCACACCGCTGTCCACTCGCCAGCGCCAGTCATCCACACGACCGTCGCGATGAGCACCAGCAGCACCAGCAGGCCGAGCAGGACCCCGCCCGCCACCATGGCCATCCTCAGCAGGAGCAGCGGCATCTGCATCAGCCGCTCACCGCGGCGCCTCTTCGCCTCATCAAGCTTGTCGAGCCACACGGCAAGTGCCTCCAGGTTGCCAGTCGCGTCCGCGATACGGACCTGCTTACGGATCCGCCCGATCGTCAGCCCCTGCCACAGGCGGACGATCCAGGAGTGCCACCCGGCCAGGACCAGCGCGCCATGCTGGGCCGCAGTGCGTGCAACCTTCTTGGTCGTGGGACTGGGCCGCAGCACCGTGACCTTGTCGACGACCACGGACGGCAGGAACGAGGCCCGTTCGGTCTTGTCGGAGACGATCTCGCCTTCGTAGACGACCTCTTCCACCTCGCCGGCGTCCTGAACGGCCAACTCCTTGTGCTCGTCGCCCTCAGACAGGGGCAGGTCGGGGGCGTCCTGGCCGTGCCGAACCAGTCGCAGGTGCTCGGACCGCGCCTTTTCGCTCACGCTGCCTCCGCTCGAACGATCGGCAGGGGCGGGTTGAGTAGGTCCGTCAGGTGCTCCTGCACCACGGAGGCGATGAACGAGACACCCTGGGCAGTCTTGGCGGCGACGGTGAGGGCGACCAGGCCGACGCTGCCGACGAACAACAGGGCGAACACGAACAGTCCCGCGACGGTCAGCGCGGTGCCGCGGCCCCATCCGTTGGCGCGGGCCGGCTCCCACAACTCACTCAGCGTCTTGGCGTTGCCGACCTGGCGGCGGTTGGTCGCCAGGATCAGCGCGAGAGCAACGAGTAGGCACATCAGTAGAGGGCTCATGACTGGTCTCCAGTCGGGGTGGTGGACGCGTCCATCTCGGCGTCCTCTTCGGCGGGTCGTACGGGGCGCCCGCGGTCGTCGAAGGTCCAGCCCTTCTGGGCGAGGATTTCCTTGCCTTCGGCGATGCGGTCGCCGCACCAGGTCGGCTTGAATCCGGTGCGGTCGGCGAGGCCCCACTTGGACAGCACTTCGTCGGCTTCGACCCGGCGGACCCAGTAGGCGCGGACGCGTCGTTTGTCCTTGTCAGTGGGCTCGGGCCGGTCGTCGTCCTGGTCGTCGTTTGGACGCGTCCTGGTCGCGTCCAACTCGGCGTTGGCGTCCATTCCGGCGTCCAGATCGGCGTCCACTGTGAGGGTGTCGGAGGTGCCGTTGGCGGGGGCGGCTTCTGGTCGCGTGGTTGGACGCGACCATGGGGTCAGGTTGGAGAGCCAGGAGCGCCCGTTCGGGGTGGGCGGCAGTTCGCCGTTGGTGGTCGCCGGGATGGTCGCGGAGTTGGACGCGTCCTGGTCGCCGGAGTGGACGCGAACCACGTCCACCTCGGGGCCGCGCTGCCGGTACTCCTGCGACCACTGGCGGAGGGCCCGTTCGACTTCGTCGGCGGCCGGCGGCAGAGGCTTGGAGGCTTTGCGGCCCTTCCGCTTCTTCGCCTCGTAGGCGGGCTGGAAGCGGCGCACCGCTTCGGCCCGGTCGGAGACGCCGTGGCGGACGGCGCGCCGGTAGATGAAGAACGTCTCGAACAGCCAGAGCATCCAGCGGGAGCGGGCGAACTTCGGGGCGCGGGCGTCCAGCAGGTCGGCGTCGCGGAGCTGCTGCCAGTGCTTCCACTGGGAGTAGATCTGCCACAGCACAGGGGACAGGACGGAGGCGGCGCCGAACACCACCGCGTAGTCCTCGGTCGCCAGGACGACGCCGTTCGGGTCCTTGCCGCGGTTGTGCTCGTAGTTGAACCAGCCGACCGCGGCGCCGATCCCGTAGGAGAGCATGCGGAGCCAGCCGGCGCTGTAGCCGTTGATCAGCTTGTCGTGGGCGATGTAGCCCACGTTGACCGCGACGGACTCGACGACGAGAGCGAGGGGGACGGCCGCCCACCACTCCCAGCCGAGCCCGAGAACGAGCGCGAGCACCTGGCCGAGCACGGCAACCGCGTTCACACCCACGTTTGCAGTGGCGAGCACAACGCCGCGGCTGATCCGCTGCCGGAACGTGCGACGCTCCTCCGCGGCCTCGTCCTGCTGCCTCTTGGCCTGGGCGGCGAGTTCGTCGCGGACCTTGGCCATCTCGCGTTCGGCTTCGAGCCGTTCGAGAGCGATCTGGTCGCGGGCGCGCTGTTCCTCGATCGCGTACTGGGCAGCCTCTGCTCGTGCCCGCGCTTTCGCGGCGAGGCGCTCCGACTTGGAGCGGAACACCAGCAGAGGCGTGCGGGGCTCATCAACCGCCGGCGGGGTCTGCTCGGTGGTGGGCGTGTCCATCAGGTGCTCCTCCGGGGCGGTCGGCCGGTCTTCCACTCCGCTTCCCGCCCGTCCGGAGTCGGCCGGAGGTGCACGAGGCCAGCGACGCGCAGCAAGTCGAAGTACCGCATCACCGCGCGAGCCAACAGGCCGAGCTGCCGGGCGGCGTCCACAGTCGTGACGCCGTCCTTGGCAAGCTCCAGGAGTTGCTTGCGGATGTCGTCCGGGACTGTTGGGCTGGGGACCGCCTCCTCGGGGGAGACGGTGGGGAGCGGCTTCATGACGGGGGTCCGTTTCGATGCATGGGGGATCAGATGATGAATAGGGCCTGCTTGACGCCCTCGCCAGGCTCGTCGACCTGGACGGAGCCGTCCCACCAGGCGACCTGGAGTTCGCTGGCGATGGTGAAGGAGTCCTCGTCGTTGGAGGCGTCCTCGGTCCGGTGGAAGGTCGGGTTGTCCCGTAGGGCGGCGACGGTGTCCCGTAGGGCGGCGAGGGTGGCCACCGGGTGGAAGGTGCCGCCGCTGGCCACGCCCTCCGGGCGCTCGGCCGGGTAGATGAAGAACGGCGCCAGCTCGGCGTCATCGTCTGCGCCGGAGCAGCGCTCGTACCCGTTCCAGTGGGTGACCTGCAGTTCGGTCGCCGGTGTGTACGAGGTGGGCTCGTTGCCGTCGTCGAGGACGAGGAGGACGGCGGTGTCGCTGGGCAGGTGCGCGAGCTTGTCGAGGGTGCCGCGCAGCTTCTCCACGCTGCGCATGGGGCGGAAGTCGGCGTATCTCGCCATCGGGTTGGTGGTGTCGGTCATGTCGATCTCCTTCGGGAGGGTGTCTGTCGCGCCCGTTCAGGGCTTGCTCCCTGATGCGCCGGCGTGGATACCGGAACGGGCTGGAAGGTCAGCTCAGGTTGGGCTCGGCGCTGCGGCCGGCGCCGCTGAGCACTCGCCCGCACCCGCAGACGGTGGTGGCGAACGCCTGCCCGTACGGCGTATCCCTGCGGCAGGAGCCGCAGGTGATGGTGCGGGTGTCGTCGTTGAACGTGTCGCCCTTGTCCTTGAAGGTGGCCATCGGTTGACGTTCCTCTCGTGGTTGATCGGATTGGGTGGTGCTACTTGAGGAGGACGGAGCCGACGCCCTTGCACACGTCGCACTTGAGGCCCATCTGCTTGCCGCTGCCCTTACACGAGCCGCACGGGACGACGTGGCCAGGGCACGGCTGCGGCTGTTCGGTCTCGCTCATGTCGATCTCCTTCGGGTTTCTGTGGGTGGTGAGCCCCCGCCCCGGAGCGATGTGGGTGGATTCCGGACACGTCCGCGGGCGGGGGAGTCTGGGTGCCCCCGTCCAGGAGCCGAGCGGCTGCGCGGTGGGATGGGACCTCGGCTCCTGGACGGGGAGTGGAGCCCCGGCTGCCGTGGGCCATGGAGGGACGGGCAGCCGGGGGGTCGGTGGGGTCAGGCGCCGTTCAGGGCCCGCGCGTGGTCGCCGTGCGCCCTCTCGGCCTGCGCCTCGG